ATCTGAGTCTCGTGGAAACCTGACAGTTATTCAACAAGAAGCTAAGTATAAAGCGGAGTTTCTAGCTGCTGATGGTTTGCCAAAATTGCAGAAGACACCTCCTAATCATTTGGATAGTGTCGCTAAAAATGAATATAAAAGGATCGTAGAATCAGTTGGAAAGTTACCACTTAGAAACCTCGATAGAGCCGAATTAGAAAACTACTGTACGTGGTATTCAATCTATAAGCAAACATCACTAGACCTCGCTCAAGCTCAAAAAATGGGAGTTAGGGATAAGCTAGTAACACGCTTGGATAAAGCTACTAAGAATATAAAGGGTTTAGCTAGTGACTTAGGATTGAATGTAAATTCTAGAATGCAGATGTACACACCAAAAACAGAAGAAGACCATAAGAAGTCTATTAAGGAGATGTATGGATAATGTTTAATGATCCAATGCCTAACTTCATTAATAGAGTCTTAGATGGCTCACTTATCACTTCAAAGAGTGTCTTAAGTGCAGTAAAACGACATGAAAAAGACCTACAACGGACTGATTGGCGATGGGTATATGACCCTGAATTGGCCGGTAAAGCCGTGTCATTCATGGAAATGTTGCCGGAACCTAAAACTGGTAAGCCACAACCACTAGCACCGTTTCAAAAATTTATTATCGGTTCCATTTATGGTTGGGTCGATAAAGATGATAAATCAATTAGAAGATTTACTGATGCTTTCATTTCTATGGCCCGTAAAAACGGTAAATCACTTTTAATTTCTGGGATTGTCCTATTTGAATTCTTGTTTGGTAAGAACCCTAAATTTAAACGTCAATTATATACTGCTGCTAATGATAGAAAGCAAGCTAGTATCGTTTTTGGAATGGTTAAGGATAGATTAAGAGCCTTATGTAGGCAAGATGAAGAAATAAGACGAATGACTAAGATAACGAGAGATGAAATTATTAATAAAGATGATGGCTCAATTATTAGAGCTTTTTCACGTGACGCAGGGTTAGTTAATGGTTATGAACCGCACGTTGCGGTTGTTGATGAGTATGCTGATGCTAAGAGCACCGATATGCTTGAAACACTTGCTTCTGGTCAATTATTACTTCCAAGTTATTTGACATTTATTATTTCCACAGCTGGATTTGATATGAACGTTCCAATGTTTACTCAAAATTATCCTTACGCTAAGAATGTTTTGTCAGGCAAAGTTAAAGCTGATAGATACTTTGCTTTTATAGCCGAACAAGATGATATAGGCGAGATTGATAAGCCTGAAACATGGATTAAATCCAATCCATTATTGGATGTGGATTCGCTAAAGGGTCAAATTACTGATTACTTATCAGGAAAATTAACTCAAGCACGATCAGACGGAACTCTAAATAGTAAGTTAATCAAAAACTTCAATATGTGGCGTCAGGCAACCGAAGATTCATATATGGATGTAGAGACTTGGGAGAAAACTACTGTTGAAGAAAAACCAGACATTCATGGCAAGACAGCATGGATAGGTGTGGATGTTGGTAAAAGTAGTGACTTGTTCGCAATCAGTTGGTTAATTCCAGATGAAGGAAAGTGGTTTGCTGATTCGTACGCGTTTGTAGGTACTAAATATGGATTAGACGCCAAAATAAAATCTGATCGTATGAATTACCGTGAGCTGGAACGATTGGGACAATGTGAAATTACTAAATTAGATTCCGGAATAATTGATAACGAAAGAGTATTTGATTGGTTGGAGTCATTTATTGAAGGAAACAGTTTAGATGTACGTGGAATAATGTATGACCCTTATCAATCAGGACAGCTGGTTGCGCTGCTTGAAAAGAGTCATCCAGAATGGCCGTTGGTTTCTGTGAGACAAGGAACAGTTACTTTAAATGCTCCAACAAAGGAATTTAGAGACGGCGTTATTAATGGAGATATCGTTCATTCCGACAGTGTGATTCTTAAAACGGCTGTTAACAATGCGGTTTTAATGACTGATAACAACGGTGTTCGTATCAATAAAAACAAATATTCTAATAAAATTGATGCCTTAGATGCTTTATTAGATGCTTATGCGATTTGTTTTACAGAGAACATAGACGATTATTTGACTGATGATTATATTATGTCGGATGATTTTGGATTTATTTAAGGAGGTCAATATGAAACAGATTTTAAAATGGATAGCTTTAAACTTGCCACAGTTCATATTGATCTGTGGTTTTTGTTTGCTCTCACTAGGATTCTTTCTATTTAGTATTCCAATTGGTTTTATTGCAAGTGGTATTTCACTAATTATTTTAGCGGTAGCAGCTTATCTCTCTAACTAGAAAGGAGGTGAATAAATGAGCTTTTTTAGAAGTCTTAATGATGACCAGCCTAACGATTGGCTAAGAGATTATTTAGACCAAGGTATTTTACCGTCAAGCAATGGTTATAAAGGAATTGGTGCGTTAAAGAATTCTGATGTACTTACTGCTCTCTCTATTTTGGCTAGTGATGTGTCGAGATTTCCACTACTACAAATTAAAGAATCAGATGATTCGATTATGGACGATGACACGATTACTTATCTATTAAATAAGAAGATAAACAATTACATGTCAGCACATGATTGGAAGTTTGCGATGATGGTCAACGCTATTTTGACTGGTAATTCTTATACAAGAATTATTAGAGACCCATTGCCATATAGCAAAACGGCAGGGAAACCAATTGAACTTGAATTCTTTCCACCTTCTCAAGTTGCTATTAATTATTATGACAATCCAACTGACGGACGACATTACTACTACACATTTAGTCCTGTGGACGGTCGAGAACAATTTGATTTAGAACCAGAAAATGTAATCCACTTTAAATTCTTTACTGATGACGGGATTGTTGGACGTTCACCATTGTTATCGCTTGGTGATGAGATGAGCTTGCAAAAATCTGGTGTTGAAACGCTTGGAAAATTCTTCAAGAATGGCATGAAAGGCGGAATTTTAAGCCTTAAAGGATCGAGATTAAGCAAAGAAGCACGAAAAAAGGCTAGAGCAGAGTTTGAATATGCTCAATCGGACGCTGGTAATGGTCCAATCGTGGTTGATGATACTCAAAACTTTCAACCATTAGAAATTGATACGAGTGTATTGAATTTAATCAATTCCAATAATTGGTCAACCAGTCAGATTGCTAAAGCTATGCGTATTCCTGCTTATAAGTTGGGTATTAATTCTCCTAATCAGTCTGTATCACAATTAAATGCTGGTTATATCATGTTTGACTTGCCATTTTATTTGCAAGCTATCAGTAGTGAATTTCAAATGAAACTACTAAGCGATAAAGAACGGCATAAATTCCGTTTTGAGTTTGATACACGAAAAGAAACTGCTCGTGCAGTTCAAGAATTGACAGCATTAGAAGAACACAATGTATTAACCCCTAATGAAATTCGTGCAGAGCTTGGTAAGAAGTCTGACAAGGATAACAAAGACATGGACCGTTACCAATCTACGCTTAATACAGTGTTTATGGATAAAAAGGAAGAGTATCAAGAGAATAACAAGACTCAATTGAAAGGAGGTGATGATAACGGGAAAAATGGAACTAAGAGCAACACCGACGGAAGTTAAGATTCGTAGTAATTCTGATGATACAGAATCACGAACAATTGAAGGCTATGCATTGAAATTTAATACGCTTTCGCAACCCTTGATGGGCGGTTATTTTGTCGAAACACTTGATAGCCATTGTTTAGATGATACTGATATGAGCAATGTGGTTGCTACCTTTAATCATGATGAATCAAAACTTTTAGGTCGTTCGGGAGTTAACTTAACGCTTGAAAAAGATGATGTTGGACTAAGATTCAAGATTGATTTACCAGACACAACACTTGCTAATGACGTGCTTGAAGAAGTACGTATGGGTATTCTCTCTCAATGCTCATTTGCATTCACCATGCCTGATGATAAGGCTGATGTGTGGGAACGTTCAAATGAAGATGATGCAGAGTATAAGCGAACTGTACTAGCAATCGACAAACTTTATGACGTAAGTATCGTAACAACACCTGCTTATGAAGATACAAACGTAGAGGTTGGTTCACGATCTAAACAGGCAGTTGAGAAGTTGAAAGATAAGTCGTTAACGAAAGTCAGAGAACTTAAACGGCAAAACGGATTACGAAAGTTAAATATACAAGATTTGAAAGAAGGCTACTGATTAATTTCAGCAGCCTTTTTTAATACAAAAAAATAAGGAGTTCATATTATATGACACTTGATGAAAGAATCGCAGAATTGCGAGCAAAGATTAAAGAAAATAAAGAAAAGCGAAACAAGGATTCAGTAGAAGCGCGTTCAATCCTAGAAAGTGATAAGTCTACAGACGAACAAATTGAATCAGCTAATAAAACCGCTGAATCAGTTCGTAAGCTTGATGACAATATTAAGGCTGATGAAGAAACTTTACGTAATTATGAAGCCGCACGTAAAGCACCAGCAGTGCCTATTGCCCCCAACGGTAACAAACGTGCATTGCCAACCGACAGCAAAAAACAACTTCGCGAGGCTCAAAACTTGTATTTGAAGGCTGATAAAAAAGCTTTTAGAGCTGATGACACATTGTCTGGACTAGTTTCAACAGATGTGGGTGTAACTATTCCTGAAGATATTTCATATACTCCACAAGAAACACCAAACACAGTTTCTGATTTGAAACCATTAGTAAATTCATTCCCTGCCAAAACCGCTTCTGGTAAATATCCGGTTGCTGATAAGGTAACTGATGTTTTGCATACAAAGGCAGAATTGGAAAAGCACCCAGAATTAGCAAAGCCAACATTCACAGATGTAGACTGGAAAGTTGATACATATTCTGGTGCTATGGCGCTATCACAAGAGTCAATTGATGATTCAGCTATTGACTTGGTTACTTTTGTTGGTCAACAAGCTATTCAAAAGAAAGTTAATACAACAAATGCTGCTATTTCTAAAGCACTAATTTCATTTACACCTAAGGCAATTACTGGTGATAATGTTGATGAATTGAAGCATATCATCAATGTGGACTTGGATAGAGCTTATAAGCGTGACATCGTTGTTACTCAAACATTCTATAACTGGTTAGATACTTTGAAAGATAAGAACGGTCAATATCTATTGAAACCAGCAATTACTGACGCATCACCTGAACGACTATTAGGTTTGAACGTATACGTAGTTGAAGATATTTTGCTTGGTAATGCTGGTGAATCACACGCATGGATTGGTGATTTGAAACGTGCCATTTTGTTTGCAGATCGTAAAGAATTGCAAGTACGTTGGGTAGATAACGATTATTTCTCACAAGACTTAGCTGAAATCATTCGTTTTGGTGTAACTGTGGCCGATAAAAATGCCGGTTACTTCCTAACTCAAGGTGCTACTACATCTACTACACCTACTACACCCAGCAAATAGCCCAGAAAGCGAAAAGACAGTAGACGAGTCAACTACAAGGGCGGTTGATGAGAATTCTACTGTTGCTGAAATTAAAGCTTATTTAGATAGTAAGGGAATTAGCTATCTATCAAATGATAACAAGGCTACTTTGCTTTCTAAGATTGGAGATTAGTTATGGAATTATTAACTGATAGCCAGTTCAAAACTCTAAAGTTGTATTGCAAGATTGACCAGGACTTTGACGATGACGTGCTAAATGAACTTATCGAGTCCGCTGCTAGTGAAATTTCTCATGCTATTTCAAATACGAAACAACCTGCTGATTTCATTTCTGACCACAGGTTTTTTGTCGCTCTAATGAAATATGTAGAAGAAGATTACTACTACAGAGGAAATGGTTCGGAAGTTATGAGATTTCCACTTCAAAACACAACA